TCTATCACCAGCCGTGGCAGCACCATAATTACCAGCCGTGGCAACACCACTATAACCAGCCGTGGCAACACCACTATTACCAGCCGTGGCAACACCACTATTACCAGCCGTGGCAGCACCTCTATTACCAGCCGTGGCAGCACCTCTATCACCAGCCGTGGCAGCACCATAATTACCAGCCGTGGCAACACCACTATAACCAGCCGTGGCAGCACCTCTATCACCAGCCGTGGCAACACCACTATTACCAGCCGTGGCAGCACCTCTATCACCAGCCGTGGCAACACCACTATAACCAGCCGTGGCAGCACCTCTATCACCAGCCGTGGCAGCACCATAATTACCAGCCGTGGCAACACCACTATAACCAGCCGTGGCAACACCACTATAACCAGCCGTGGCAGGTTTCCCCGGTTCCGCATTACACTCGTTAGTACACCGCTCCTTGACATAAGATACAGCTGCTTTCACAAGTCCCCTTATATCAAGCTCAGCACCTATTCTAATTTTTGAAGAACAAACCTTGTCACTTTCTGAATCGTCTATTTTACCACTCTGCTCAACCTCACAAAACCTTGACCCGGCTGGCGCATAGTAACCAAAAACATCCAGAGGATAAGGACATGCATGAAAACCTTTCTCGCATGCCTTTATGTAGCCTGTTTCTTCATACTCCTTACCTACTTCATACTTAAACCCTCTACAAGATAAATCCTTATCAAATGCTTTATAAGCCTTTATTTTCTGTTCCATGATATTGTTTATTTTTTCGTTATTTTGATATTGCGATATTTTTTTGTTCAAAGATCGGGCATTCTCTTCTGCCCAACAGGTGTATTCCATGAAGCCTGTAGCATGGCTTTTCGGGAATCGAATCGTATTTACGGTATATGGCACAACGGCGGCAGATGCGATGTATATTGTATTTACCTTTTACACCGTAACATACCACAGGATAACCGTCAGCAGTTTTCATGTTCCGCCTTTTTCCTTCGTTTCAGCTTTCTGATGAAAGCCTTGACCTTGTTCCTAACCATCTCTGTTATTTTGTCCGCATCCTCGGCAAAGGCACACTGGTAAACCATATCCGTGCTTTTTGACATGAAGTCCACCTGAGCTTTGGCGGCTTTCCCGCATTCGGAAACCTTGTCAAACATCTCTATACGGTAATCAGGATGATATTTTTTTAAAATCTCGTTACAGTCCATCGTAAAGGTCTCAACCATATCGCACAGCATGATGATACTGTTGGTAAGGACGTTTATCTCTTCCCTGTCCTCTTCCGACATTTCACGCATGAAATTATCCATGGATTCCGACATCCCCTCATATTCGGAAAGGTATTGGTTTATGACACGTGTTTCTATACCGTCCATAATCTGTTTGAGTTTCATTGCCTCCATATAGCGGTGTGACCTGAGAAAGGAAGCGTGCCTTTCCCTCAGCTTCAGCATCTGCCTGTCCTCATTGATCATCTTTTTCATCCGTTCCACCACATCCGCGGGGAGGTCGTTTACGGTTAGCTTATTTCTCATGGATTGCCCCCTTTCTTGTTGTTTGTATTCTTGTTTCCGTCCTCTTTCTTCGCCCTGTCAATCCATCTTTGGAATTTGGCAGCTACAAGAGGACAGTGGATGCGCAGGTTTCTGTCGCGTTCCGCTTCCCATTCACGTATCTTTATAAGCGTTTCGGTATTCATTGAAATAATGTTTTTTGAATTCTTGATAAAATGTACTTGTTAGCATCATTGTAGAAATTCCTGTCGATCTCAAAACCGTATGCCTTTCTTCCACATTGCGCAGCAGCCAAAAGCGTACTTCCACTTCCAGCTACAGGGTCTATAACTACATCACCCTTATCGGTGAAGATTTCAATCAGTCTACGAAGTAAGGGAATAGGTTTCTGTGTTGGATGTACTTTAGGATTATCATCATCTCTAACCCAGTCGAAGCAGTTGAATATCATCCTTCCATCATTATTGAATTTCGGTAGTTTATCTCTATATAACAACAAACCGTATTCACAATTACCAACAATCTTCATATTGGCTTTTAATACTTGTGCGGAAAAGTTCTTACGGAATACCAACGGAATGTATTTCATTAGCCCGTACTTCTTACCAAGTTCTATGAACATGAACTGCTGTTCGTATTCGCAGAATATTATCATGCAAGGGGATTTACCGGGTTTCTTCGGTTCTTTTACCATCATGTCACTGCAAAAATGCATAAACTCGGCAGGACGAAATTCATTTTCTGAATTAAAAAACTTTTTCCCTGCAAGATCGCTCTCTCCGTTTTTATTATCCCCATTTTTATACCATGAAGGATTGCTTGCATAAGCATTAGTACCCAAATTATAAGGTACATCCGCTATAATCAATTGTGCTTTAGGTAATTGATAGCTACGAAAATTTTGAAATGAATCTCTATATAGTTCAATATCTTTCATAATTACTTCTTTAAAAAACTATTGCATATTTGCCCATATCTGTCACAGGCACACACTCTATGTCCTTTAGCCTTACAATACGCAGAATTATCCCCGAAGTCCGAGGCATTCTTGCAATTCCGGCATTTGACATATACGAGTTCCGATTTGACTTTCTTTGCCATACTCATGGTGACATCAGCATTTTTCTGGCTTCCTCATCTCCGGATTCAGCCCGGCGTTTCAACTCTTGATGTTCAGCATAAGAGATTCTGTTATTTCCACGCTCCTCTATCTCTTTTTCACGTTGAAGCCTGTATCGTTCACGCTCATGCCGCTCAATGTCAATCCTACGCTCCTTAACATACTCCAGAAGAGAGCATGAAATCTTCATCGGACCAATAGAACCATAAAATTGCCCATATTTCCCTAATTTGAATCTGGATATGAAGTTGCATATTTCAGCCAAATTCATCCAATAGTATTCACCTAGGACAAGAATACAAAGTTCATCCAGTTGTTTGTCGGTTATACCCTTTCCCTGCTCGGCGTAATCGTTAAGGCTGTCAAACTGTACTTTCAGCCACCTAAGTGCGTTGTCTTCACCATACACAGAACGGATGTTTGCAAGCGAAGGTATGTTATCATTCAAGGCAATATCCGCAAGTGTAAGATTTGATTTTGCCAGTTTGCCTTGCAAATCAGGATTGTAATCAACCGCCATCCGGGATGGTGTTGGGTATTTCTCCAGTAGAGCCAACTGCTTTTCGTTTAGCTTCTTGTTCTGCAAGGAATTTTGCATCCGCTTCTGCGAACTCAGCCATGAGTCTAGATTTTCTCCGCTCAGAATCAATTCGCTTCTGCTCGTAGATGTCTGTATTTTGTCTTGCTCCATAATTTTTTAATTCAAATAATCCCGCATAATTACTTGCAATCGACTGCTCAACCACAAGCCTTGCTTTATTGCAATCATTTCCACTCAATGTTAGCAATCGGTTGTAGCACATTTTTAGGGATTTTTCCGATTTATAGTTTTCTTTTCTTTCTCTCTTGTATTCAAGCCATTCCTTGAATATGCCCTTAAAATCTTCCGAAACAAAAGACAAATCAACTTCCTTGTTTTTGGGAATTATTTTCTTATCTCCGTTAGGAGATTCTTTATCTATATCATTTTCATTATCATTTTCATTAAGCTTGTTTTGGGTTGTTTGGGTTGTTTGGGTTGAGTTTAACCCACTGGGTTGTTTGGGTTGTTTTGATTTGGCATTGCAATTCCCTATAGGAGCACCACCTTTACGCCCGTTGTTTCGGTTTCTCTCGACAATGCCATGGTATTTAGTTTCGTCTATCTCAAATTGATTGATGAAAAAACCCAATGCCATATCAATGTCCTCCTCTACCGTAACCTCCTCGCCAAGTTGATACTTGAAAATTGCACGAAATAATCGCCCAAGCTGTTTGTCTGATAATCTTGATATAGGTTTGTAGAAAGATTTATATATGATAAAACTATCCTTTGTCATTGCTTAATCTTTTAGGTGTTCTGTTAAGGTTTCCAATTGCCCAATGATATATGGTTTGACATCATCGCTGCAATTGACAACGAAGTCAATAATCTGTTCTGACAACTTATGCCATTCGTTTAATTCGTTTTGTTCCATAAAAGTTTAGTATTATAATTCAACTTCCTCAATTATAAATTCTATCCTTGGATTAAGCTTATCAATCAGCTTTCGTGCATTAATCTCCATACATTGCCGATCGTTCTTTATCGCCTTGCATCCTTGTAGACAGTCAAGTAAAATTTTGAAAGCATTATCAAGATCAGGACGCAAATTTTCGTGATACACATCCACTGTTAGTTTAAAGAAACCTTTTATATTCTTGTCCCTTAATCCACATTGTGCGTAGAAAGTTTGTTCATACTTTTTAAGTACATTCTGTTTTGCTAAAGAACCGTGCCCGTATAATGCTACTATCTTGTAACAATTCGACTTTGAAGGGATTTTTCCCCTTATAATTTGTTTATCGTATATCATAATCCAAAATATCTATTTGCCGCCAGCTCATCGTGTTGACGGATTGTTTCTACTATTCCCTTTTGCTGTTTACGGAAATTACGGTCATTGTCATACCTGCTATGGCATTCAGGACAGCCAATTCGCAAGTTCCATTCTTCCGTAATGTATTCAGGATAAAGTGATCTAGGTAACAGGTGCATCAACTGTGGTGTGGATGTATATTTGTGGCAAATACAGCAATACTGCGGTAGATCCCTTTTTATCCTTGCAAGTTTACGGTTTATTGTACTTTGTTTTTTGCTTATATGTTTCATTCCAATTAAAAGCCCCGAAGCGTATTCTCCGGGGCACAACCATTATTTATTAACCCATGCCATTTATGTGTGGCTCACATTTATGAGGGATAAGCAGGAGTCGAACCTACACAAGTATCGTCTGATTTCTCGCTTTCGTCCATAGATTGGCTATCCTATGATCTTTAAACTACTCAACAAATGTATTACTCTCAGCTACGGTCTTGATGACTTCCATTTCTATGTACACTTGAAATTTCCATTCATTAGTCTTAGCACCCTATGACCATTTTATCCCATGTTTGCCCACCCTATCTTCACAGACCGGGAAAGCATAAAGTTTATAAAGAAATGAATCTAAAATTATCCTCACCGTTAGGTTCTTCGTCCGGAAGGTCATTTCCGAAATCCATCGGAATGAACCAATCTGAAATAAATTCTTCCATAACTAAATCAAATCAATTATTTTGGTTTTAACAATCGCATCCAATCTCATATCAGACAAACCTTGTGAAAGGTGTTGTTCCATCAAAGTGTTTGCCTCCTTTAAATCCTTTGCGCAAACCAAATTATAGTATTTCAATTCTTTCTTATTGCCGTTCTCATCAATCTGAGTATCTACAATGGTAGCCTTGAAGAATGGTTTGTCTTCTGTCTTTTCGTTGATTATCTCAATGATGTTTGAACGTGAAATGGAGAAGACATCAGATTCCATATTATCGGATGCGTACTGTTCGATCCCTTTGGCTTCCGCTTCTGCAAAAAGTGAGCAGTCTGTAATGAAGTGTTCTTTTACTTCTTTTTCAAGACCGTCCTTGTTAGGTTTCATCACCTTTAACTTTACCTCGTAATACATATCATTCCTCCTTTGTCTTGTTACGTTCCTTAATCATTGCATCAGCTATCTGATAAGCTGCTTTAGCCTGTCCTTCATGATTGTAGTTTATAACACTTTCTTCTTCGGATGGGAAAAACAATGTTATAACTCTGTTCCATAAAGTTCTCCTGCGTTTTGCTGTCATCATTATGCACTTCATTGCTTCAAGCGCAATATGATCTCTTGATATATTGCTTTCCATAATCAGTCCTCTTTTTGGTTGTTTAACCATTCTTTATGACTTTCCTCGTAATATTGGGGTATTATACCATTTCGCATAAAATCTATGTATTCTTGTATAGTACAATCATCCCAATCAACTCCGTTGTCTGGTATATCTTCCGTTTCTGATGTACAAAGAGTGTATTCAAATGGATTATACCCACTGTTGAGCCCATATTCTTCAACTATCTTGATTACATTTTCATCGGTGGTTATTTGTTTGATTTCACTTTCAGCCACACACCCGGATATTTCAGAGTGTTTGCCAAGTACTTCACCGAAGTAAACACTGATTTTGTTATTCACTAAGTATTCGACATCTTCTGTGTCTGCAATAAATACTCCTTCAAGATTGCCCATTCTTCCGCAATCGAAGTCCATTTTAAATAATGCTTTCATTTAATCCTCATACTCTTTTATAATTCTACTAATCAATTCTTTTTCCCATCCTTGAATAAATCCATTCTCGTCAATATTCATAATGATGTAGTCGCCATATCCTTCATCTGCCGGACACATAATCTTAGGTACATAGCCGTCATAAGAGGTGATAACATTTTTGTTTCCATCAAGAATATCACAATAAAAATCATCGCACACTTTATAGTGAACATTGGCAGTTGTTCCTTGGGACCAGTTGACGATTCGTCCTGTTTCAATATCTATCAGTGGCCGCCAACGCCAGTTATTACCACGCAGCACCATGTGTTGTTCTCCCATATATTCGGCACAAGGCATTTGGGGGCTTCCGTCCGTTTCTTCACAATCGGTATCCTCCATACCGTTGATGTATCCGTCATTCCAATAGCGTACACCTGCATCCACTTCTAAGTAGACCGCTTCAAATTCTGTTGGTTTGTTGATTGTAATTTTCATATTATTTTAATTGATTAATAACTTGTCTTTTGATTTTCTTGTACAGCTTCCCGACAAAACGTCCATGCTTCTCTGTTCCGTCGTCGGGCAACTCGTTTTTATAAATATGAAGAAGTAACTGGATGAGAAGCACTTCTTGTTTTGTCAAAGTAAGTTTCATGATAATAACCTAAAGGAGCGATTCTATATCGCAAAGTTCAGCATATATCAACATCAGCCATACTATTATTTGTAACAGGATAGCCGTATAATTATCACTGTCCTTCTTATAAAACAATATCAAGAAAGATATTACCATAATGATAAAGGCACTAATTCGTATAATCATTGTTTCAGATATGAAATTTGTTTTGTTCGACCTCTATCTCCATCAACTGAATCAAACGTTCTTCGTCTGGAGATGGGATATATATACCACATTGGGCACTCGAAAAATTCCGAAACCGCTCAATAGTTAGGCTCATCTCCGCGCTGTCAAGATCAGAAGAACTTCGTAGATACTTTATCCGACCCAAAAACTTGTCTTCTCTCTCACGGACGAAAGTGTCTTTGTTGCAGAGAATCTTGTAATAGTTCCGCTTTACATATTCCATCGTTTCACCGATTTGGCAACCGAAATAAGCAAGGCATATATGGAGATACTTGTTCTGGCTCAATGACCTTTGGGGTTTCTTTTCCGTCAATTCAAACACCTTCTGTTCCTTTATCAACTTCTCCAGCTTCGCTCTTGCCTGCTGGACGTGGAGAGGATTAGAGCCATCGTACTTCATAGGCTAATTATTGACTTTCTTATTGATTGGCTTGATTGTTATAAGATTAAGCTCCTCGTTAATGTTATTAATTTCAAGCCAATGTCTGAAAAGATTTTTTGCTTTCTCTATTGTATCAATTATAACTCCGTCAAGTGTGTAGCAAAATTTATCAGAATAGTTCACTGATATGTACTTATGAATACATTTGTGCGCCTTTCTGCTTAAAAGAAACACTGAATTAGGAAGGTTGTAATTCCAATGATGAGCTTCTTTCCCTTTTGTATCATAGCCCCTTAAACGAAGTTTCATTGATATGCTCTTTCCTTCTATACATATTTTCGTTGGGCTTTTAAATCTACCTTTATAACCAAGTCTTTTGAACTTTTCCCGTCCTCTTGCACGTTCTCTCTCCAACCAAGATTCATCCTTTGATTTTTCAGAGGATCTTTCAGATGCGTCTTTTTTAGTACATTCTTTGCACTTGTTTAAATGACCATCACCCATTTGTGGATGAGAGTAAAACTCTGATAAAGGCTTCAATATTCCACACTTGAAACAAATTTTCTCTTTCATAGGCTAAAATGGTAATTGGTCATCATCATCCGACACACTCGGAGCACTATTTATATCCTCTGGGGTGGGTGATGTATTCTGAGGTACAAACTCTTTGAGGTTTCCCAAAATATATGACTTCCCTTCAATGCGCTCCTCTCTTTTAGGAGAACAAGTGATGAAATGCGTATGCCCGAACTGGGATTTCTCTCTGCGCTCGATAACAGCCACATTCACATAGATTCTTTCAACTCCATCTTTACACTTAATTTTCTTCATCTGCTCACGAGGTATATCAGAGAGACAGATAGAACCACTTAAAATTGCCATAATTAATTTTCTATTTTTTCTTTTAATAAATACTTGGTTAAATCTCTGTATTCTACCCACTCTAAAAAAGAGTGTAATAGATTCATATTATCCTGCTCCATACCATCATAACGATAACATGTAATAGCAGGCTCATAGCGTTTCAATGGAAGTCCTCTGACATCATATCCATGCTTATCTTTGTCGTATCCTTCAAAGATGAACAAGTCAAAGTGAAACACGTCTAAATTGAATAGCTGGAGATAAAATCGCCATTGGCAAGAATTGATGTAATCGGCATCGGTAGGATAAGAATATTTAGTCTTAATGTCCCTGATCTCCACACCATTCACCATATCGGCACATCCTGTTATAATAGCATCTCCAAAATCCTTATACAGTCTTATCTCATGAAAAGCATTCGGGTATTCGTTACGATAGGAAAGCGCGGTCTTGCATTGTGCAATATCCATAATCACTTTATCACCTTCAATGTCAAAGGATCTACCACAAGGAACAGGCTCTTTTTGTTCTTTATTATAATGGAGGAAGGTACGTTCTCCTGCATCTACTTTATCACATTTCGGTGTACCTTCTTCCACTATTTTATGAAATGCCTGTCCAATTTTTGTATACACATTACCCGTGAACTTGCCTGTTATACTGTCAATAACGGATTGCTCCGTTATCTCATAGTTGGCATAATCGCTTTGCTCTATGTACTTTCGGAATGCTTCTAAAATTGTTACGCGAATTAGCGGTATCATACTTTCACGAATAACTTTTTATCTTGATCGAAAGTGAATCCTTTTGCTGCAAGACTCTTCTGCATCTCAGAAAAGAAGGGTACTCGCATAATTTTAGGTAATAGTTTTGTAGCCTCCATCAAGGCAAGAATATCTTCATCGGTCATTGCGGTGGCAAGCTGTTCACGTATTGCCGCAAGCTGTTCATTAGCTTTTGCTTGTGCTTCTCCTTTTCCTTGAATTGATATCTTCACTTTCGATATAATGTCAGACATACATGTATCAAACTCGGTTGTTCCATAATCAGGTATTACCACAGTTCCAAGTCCTGCTACATTTTTGCCTACAAAATTATCCAACGGTGCAAATGAAATAGAACGTTTCCCATTTTGTATGAATACATATCCAACTTGGTCAGCTATCCTGACAAGCAGGTCTTTTGATTGCCCTGTGCAATCCGGAGAGTGCTTTATCACATCACCGTCTGCCGTTTCCTTGTCATGGCATATAAAAACAATGTCAGAACCATTCGAGCGAAGAAAATTGACGAACTCTTTAAAGTCCTCGCCCATCTGCCCAAACCGTTTTAAAGTATTTGTTTTCAATTTATAATTATTGTCAATAGCATATTGACTCAGATAATCGTCTATCATTGATTTGGCTGTATCGACAACTATTGTTTTGTAATCTTTCATAGATTCACATTCTGAATCAATATCTTTCCAACATTTAGCCATTATGGTATCACAACGTTGTACTGCGCGGTCTGCCCCCCTGTCGCAATCTATCAATAAAGGATTATCCGCTGTTGTAGCTACTGAGGTTTTCCCACTTCCGGGTACTCCATATAATACAATAATTACAGGACGCTCCGGTAAAACATCATTTTTCTTAACTATAGGCATAATATTTAAATTTTAAAATGTTCGCTTTTACCAACACAAAAAAGGCAGGTCCGCAGTCCTTACAAAGTTCCGCTTCCTGCCATGATATCTTTCCACTTCTTCAAGTTCGTTTTCTAGAGAATCGATTTCTTCATTAAGCAAGGATATATATTTACCTTTACAGTCAGCATTGAATGTGAGCCTTACCGATTCCTCACTCATTGACTGGACTATATCAAGCTCTGAATAAAGTTTTTCCAATTCATCGCTTATCTGGCTTACAGTTCTCATACCTTTTCAAGAAATTGGATCGGCAACGAGCATACACCTTTCATATTAGGATATTTGACATCAGCATATCCGTTAGCGATATAAACTATTGTACCTGTCAACGTATCACCTATCTCACGTACTTTATCACCTTTCTTCATAACCATTCATTTTAAGTTTATCTAATTATTGTGGCAATGGCTTCCAAAAATTAATGTCCCATGCCCGGTTAGTATTTCCACATATCCAAATATTCTTCTTATGCTCACTATCGAATACCAACATCCCGGTATTCACAAATTTCCCGGAACTCTTTACAAGCACTCTTGTGTCCAATGGTGGAGGATCTTTTTCTGCATTCCTCCATTTCATGGATTCCAAAACAAATTGAGCACCTTTCTCAAAATCCACTGATGCTGTCTTTTTATGGGTAAGCCCTCGTATACCATCCGCATACTCCTTGGCTTTCATTTTTATAATATCTTTATTCATGATAACTTAACTTGTTTTCTAATTAAAAAGCTCCTGCTATCTTCACAGACTACAGGAGCAAAACCTAAACGACTTAATCTATCACTTATGATAACTTACAGCCACCGTCAGCGGAATCGAACCGCCGTACTATCCGTTAAATGAAAGTAGAGATTAGAACAGATAATTATTTATGTTTATTTTTTTTAGACAGTACCAACCATGGACGGTGAAATTCCGTACCTATATTCACACACCGGCACGGACAGACAACATTAACTTTATGAAATAACAAAAAAACTAGATGAAAAAATCATTCATATTCCTTTAACTCTCTGTATGTCATTACCACCAATCTCACACACAATAATGAGATAATGGAAAATATAATCACCGATACAGATTTTATAGGGCTTTCCGTAACTATCGCACCATAAATCATTCCTAAAGAACATAGTGCGGCAAATATAGACAGGATAAAATTAGCTGTTTTCATAATATGCATTTTTATATTGTTCCCCTCAACGGCTTAAACCGGTTGTTACCCCGAATCTTACGGGAGGGGATATATTAGACCTTCCGGCGGTACTTGTGCCCAACCAAGTTTACTTAATGCACTAAGGACAAATCGGTGCACCGAAAGTATGTTCAATCAATTATTATAGACCCTCAATACGTCACGGCATCCCTGCTGGTATTGACTCCTATAATCAGTCCGTTTGTCTGCATTATATGGCTTATGAGATACACCATATAAACATTTACAATGTGTGAAAGAACTTTGAACAGTTCCCCTCAACGGCTTAAACCGGTTGTTACCCCGAATCTTACGGGAGGGGATATATTTATTTGTCTGCTGAAATACAAGCCAATTGTTTCTTTAGATAACTTATACGATCACATTCCATATCACATATTTGACTACCTTGTTTTTGGTTGTGAGGATAATGCTTACATTTCCCCCTTTGAAAACAAGGACATAACTGCCGGTACACTATCACAGTTCTTTCTTCTATCTCCTTGCATGCAATACTAATAGCTTCCAGCGCGTCAGCTTTAAAAATCAACGGTTCTACCGGATTACCAAGCTGGTAGCATTTATTATTTATAAAATCGGTTGCTTTGCTCATTTTTTATTTATCTAATAAGTATTTATTTACATCTTGTTTAGAGAAATACAACAGTTTGCCCTTTTTAGTATATGGGATAGTACCATCATGAACGCGTTTTCTTAAAGCCCCTTGAGATATTCCTAGATATTCTGCGCATCTAGCAGAATATCTAGGAATCATTCTGTTTTCCCGTCACTTCTGCAAATCTTTCCGTGAGCATATTCATTTCTGTTCTTGTCATCATAACCTTTGAATATTTATATTTTCACTCTGATAATGGATTCTGCACCACCATAATTCTTTATCGCCTCTTCCCTTATTCTTACTGCAAGTTCAGTGTTGATAATGTACTTTAATGCTCTGCGTACTGTTTCACCGCTAACCCCGAAATGAGATGCGATGTGTTTCTGTGCACCTTGTGGAACGATTATCCGTGGGATTTCTTTGGTTCTTCCTATTTTATTCATATATTTGTATATTAATTATTGCCGTTGCGAAATAAAACTGTATTCAGCTCGTTTTCACATTGCAAATGTAAGCGGTTTAACTTTCAGTTGCAAATTAAACCGCTAAAAAATATAAGCTAAACCGTTATTTAGAAACATTTTAAATAATATATTATGAAAACAACTGTAAATGAAAGAATTACTCAAATAATATCTCAATTCGGATATAAAAGTAAAAGATCTTTTGCAGAAAAGATAGGTATCGCACAGACATCACTTAATGAAATCCATAGAGGAGTTTCTATCTCAATATTATCAGTTATTACTACCCCTGACACTTACCTATGTATGCTTTTGTATGCTTTAAAGTTTGATTGGCGTTAAACTTCAAGTGTCGGGGGTTATTTTAATTCTGCCCCCTGAAAGAATTACTTTTATCAAATGAGTTTTTCTATTATATGCCACACTTCTACCTGTGGCGAATAATACTTGATGTTGCTATCTCATCTTTTTACCTCCTTTCTGTTGATTACCATATTCTATAACTTATTCCTGCGATAACCGCAGGAGAAAAGCCATCCTTACCAAATCCATAACCGGCTGTTATTCCCAGTCCCCATCTTCTGGGTTTTATCTTCACCGTGTGATGGATATCGTTTGTTACTGTCTGTGTTTTAGAGCAAACATAGATACTATCTAGGTTAGGTCTGTAACCACTCACATAAGCGATGTAATCACTATCTCTGTATATCTTCTGCTCAACAGGAAGAACAGTGTCTCCTACATGGATTGTATCACCATCATGCCAACACAGTATTGGAGAAGGAAGATAATATTTTACAGTATCTCTCTTTACAATGATACTTGTACTGAACACCGTATCCGTTCTTGCCTCTATAACTGCTTCGGGGGATGGCTTTACAAACCATCCTAAACCGAAAGCGAGTACAATTATTAATATATAAGGAAGCCATTTCATATTATTGTATTTAAATAAGTACCAATAGCAATGCTATCGTTATCGCAATCCATATATAGATCCTTTGTTTCATAAACTTAACACTTGTTTTCTATTGGCACCGTCAGCTCGATAACTGACGTGCACCCATGCAAAATTGCTTTCGTTAATCAATTGATCATAGGGCAGGTTCTTGCGGATATATTCAAACAACAACTTGTTTTGCTGACGGTCTCCAGTATCAATATCAGCAGCTTCCCCTTTCATGTGCTGCGAGGTCTTACTTCCCTTGACAGCTGCATTAAGTTTCGGGCAGCGATAACCACTGTTTACTGTTATAGGCTTTCCCCACCATGTGCGTAACGGGTCCAGTACGTTATCCACCAAGGCAGTCAGAGCAGTCACATGCTCCTGTCTGCATCTGTTGTTGATACCCAAGCGGTCAGCAGTCGTTGACTTGCAGAGTTCCGCAATTGTAAAATACTTCATTTCTTTTCCTCCTTCTTGTTTTCATTATCAAACAATATCTGAGCCATGATCTTGGCAATATCATCCTTGTTCTCGATAATCACACTCATTGTGTTTTCTGCCTTGCGCAACTCCGCTTTTTCCCATGATTTTTCACGAACTGATTTAAACTCACAGAAAATGCAGTACCCCGTCCAAATCATTGAAAAAATAGGGAAGGGGATAACTACGCAGCATAACAGGTCAATGAAGCACAATTCTATGAACGGGGTGAAATACTTCTTCGCTTTGACGGCTGTTTTCTTATACCCCATGGATGTTCTTGCCTCTCCCCGTTGTTTGGCTTTCATAACTCCCGTAATAAGGTCCACTAACATCGCCCCCATTGTAGCCGCAATACACAAGGCTATAAGCACAATATGTATCATCATGTGCTCGTTGATAAAATTGTAGATTACATCTCTCATTGAAAGTAAGTTTTATATAATAGATTTTACATAGCTTGTAAATCCATATTTTTTTATTATATGTGACACATCCTCATTTGTAAGATTATAAAACTCACCTTTTATTTTTTTATCTGCAAATTTGAGATGAAGTTCTTTTTCTATGTTTTTATCAAGAACAGCCAATATAGATAGATATGGATTCCCACAAGATAATGTCTGAATACGAACGGATATATCTGAAGAAGAACCTATTTTTACAAGACCTGTATTCTTGTCTTTCATAAGATATGTACTTCTATTTTTACAATTTTTGGGAGGATTACTTAATACTTCTGCCATAGTTTTAAGTATCGCATAATGCAACATCTTACAATCTCCGAATAAGTAACTATTTACAACTACAGCTTTGTCAAAATTACCAAGGAGCGCATATTCTATTAATGAATCAGCTAATTCAAGTTGCGTTAATACGCTACCGTCAGCACAAATTATACATTTTGTGTAACAATCTTCATACAACTTTATACAATCTCCTAAATCAGGATACATTGTTTCAATAAAATCCTTTAGGCTATTGGTTAAAACTTGATCATTCTGACCTTTAAAAACTAAATCTGTCATATTACCTAATTTTATGTTAACTTTTAATTACCGTCAATTACACGTTTTGGATTACCCGATTTTCAAACTAACCTTTATTTTGTATGACAAAAAAAGAGCCTGCCACGGAAACTAATCCGCAACAAGCTCTTGGCTTTATCAAATATGTAGTATGTCTTTTCGTCATAATCAATGTGGCGTGCATCTTCACACGCTTCCACAAAGATAAATATTGCTTCTCTCTTTCGCAAATAAGAATACAAAAAAAGAACGACCGCTAGCAAAAAGCACAGCAGCCGTTCAATCCACGCCCTACTCTCTATCCCATTTTCCCAAGAAGACAATAGCAAAGATATCAAACAGGTTGTATCCACATGGAAAAAAGGTTAATAAAATATATGTTGTATAATCTGTTATTTTAATTTAGATTAAACAAAAATAATATTTAAATTGTTTGTTAATAAATAAATTAATTTGTTCCTTTGTAGCAGGCAATAGCCTTCATGGTGTGAAGTTACACCATACCCACTTTTAGAACGTGATCACTGTGGAGGCAATTGCTGTATTATAACGGCGGTTGCCTTTATTGTTGAACAATGAAACAATGGTTTAAGATACCTTCTTTAAAGAAGTCGAATAAGGATATGTATAGTGATGCTACTTATCATGGTAAAGATGATGGTGGTAATTTTATTTATGTTCCTAAATGGGTGGAAAATCTGTTTTCTGACAATAGAGGGAATATAGATTTTGACATGTCGACCGTTGAAGGGAAATCAAGAGCCTTACATGAATGTTGGCCGTTTGCAATGGTTCTAGATCATTGCGGAAGAATGATGCAGAATGGGCGGTATTATGTGACGGATATTAACGGAAACGAGAAGAGGAGCTTTAAAGACATTGTGACTCTTTTGAATCGTCCGAATGTGATACAGAGTGGGCGTTCTTTTATAAAGCAGATTGAGATATCTTTGAAGTGTTTCGGATTTTGCCCTGTCTATACACTAAGAGCTTTAAAGTCTGATCTCCCTAAATCCATGATGGTAATACCTCCCGAATTATTCTACATGGAATCATTCGGTAAGGGCCCGTTTACTCAAACAGAGCTTTCTTCAATTGCTAGTAAGGTATATATACGTTGGGGAAATGAGAATATAGAACTTGGTGATGAGGAGTATTTTGTCATATACGATTCGATAATGGATATTCCAAGTAATAATGGAGGGAGAATTACCTTCCACTCCCCTGTGGACGCATTATCTACTCATACTCGAAACTATATGGCTCAACTGATAGGGAGAGGAAACCTTATTGTTAATGGAGGACCTAAAGGGATACTATACGGGAATGATACGACTGACGTAGGGAATGCAGCTATTACTCCGTCTGAATCCAAGAAATTGCAGGATGATTTCAAAAGGAAATATGGTATAGTGCATAAGTTGTATGAAATCATGGTGACTCCTAAGAAACTAGGGTGGATTACATTGGGGTCAAATACAGACCAATTGAAGCTTCATGAGGAGGATAAGGCGTGTTTGGAAGCGATAGCTCAGACGATAGGCTTTGACCCCAATCTGATTATACAAGGAAGTACTTATGATAACTCTTCTCAAGCAAAGAAAGCGGCATATCAGGATCTTATTATCCCTGACAGTGAATCTATAACAGAGGTTCTGACTAATGCTATATGTAAGGACAGGGCAATAATCAAAATGGACTTCACTCATGTCCCTTGCCTTCAAAAGGATATGAAAGAATTGGCGGATGCCTTGTCTACAGCCTCTAATGCTGTAGCTTCATTGTATAACAATCGGCTGATTACTTTTGAAGAAGCAAGAACCGAAATGTCCAATTTTACAGATATTGATCCTGATAACCCTAAGGGAGAATTTAAAAGTGAAATAAATAATGATGGAGACAAGCAAATACAAGAACAGGTTGGGGAAGCAGTATAAATCCTTAGCTTTTTATGCAAAGGAGATACAATATGATTCTGGCAGTAGAACTATCAGTGGTTATGCTGCGGTTTTCAATAACATTGATAAGTCCGGTGACATGCTCCTGAAAGGTTGTTTTTCAAAAAGCATACAGGAGAGAGGCCCGGGAAGTTCTGCTAATGATAAGATTATCATGTTGTGGATGCATGACATGCATGAGCCTATAGGACGCATTACGCTTCTGCAAGAAGATGAGAAAGGGCTTTACTTTGAAGCGTCTATTGATGATGTGGAAAGAGGAAATCAAGCGTTGAAGCAGCTTGAAAGTGGCACTTTGAACCAGTTCTCTATAGGTTATAGTTATGTATGGGAAAAATGTGAATATGACAGGGAACGTGATTGCTTGGTTGTAAAGGAAGTCATTCTGTATGAGATATCCGTAGTGTCCATAGGATGTAACGGAGAAACTGAATATCTTGGTCTGAAATCGGCAGAAGAATATGAAAGTGCGTTGGAGTCACTTCCGGTTGAAATAAGTGATGTATGTAAAGGACTTCCGATAAGAAAGAGGGAGGAAATCCAAATGTTAGTAAGAAAAGCGATGTCACTCGCTCGATACAAGCCGGCAGACAAGCCACTTGATGAAGAGGGAGCCGATGAAAAAATAAAACTATTTACAAAACCTTTAAAACTTAAAGAAGCATGAAATTTGACTTTTTAAGCAAAATTGATTTGTCGGTAATGGATGAGGTTTCCGTGAAGTCATTACAGGCGTTGCAGGACGCAATAAACGCTACTGTAGGCGATTTCATGGACGATACTATCGACAAAAAAACTTTTGAGGATAAATTAAATGAGGTTTCTCAAAAGATAGATTCCGAAAAGGAATTGGATACAGTGCGTAAGGAACTTGGTGAGATGAAAGAGATAATCGTTCGCATGAAAGGTGCAATGCATAAGAATGAAGACGGGCAAATGGTGTTCAAGTCTGTAGACCAGCAGATTGAAGAGCAATTGAAGGATTTCATCACAGTAGGCAAGCACGGAGAGAAAACTGTGGACTTGAAAACGGCTTGTAAGCAGTCCCCCGGTTTTAAGAAAAGCCTTACGCTTATTATAAACAAGAAGGGGGTTGATCCCTTGAAGAGTACGGGTGTGGCACCACATTATAACATGACAATTGATAGTCAGTTATCTGTTGATCCACGTTCCCAGACTGTAATCCGTAAATTTGCCAATGTGGCAGCAATATCTACACGATCATTGACTTATGCGGAGTTCAATCCGGGTGAAGAAGAAGCCGAATGGGTTCCAGAAGGCGGTCTTAAGCCTATGATGAGCGGTACATTGGCAGAAGTTACTATCAATGCTGGCAAAGTGGCTCTTGGCACAAAAGTAACCGAAGAAACATTATCTGATTTGCCTCAGTTGGTTGCGGAGGTTAGGGCTGAGATTATCAATCGTATTGGTTTGAAAGAAGAAGAAGGTATTCTGTCTGGTACTGGTTCCGGCGGTCAGATTAAAGGGATTGGGAGTGATATACCTACATTCTCTTTGACAGCTCTGAAAGTAGAGAAACCCAACACTTATGATGTTATTGTTGGTATGTATACACAGATTGTATCAATGTCCAATATGGCTTATCGTCCAAACCTTGTGCTTATGCATCCTCTTGACTATGCACAGATGCAGTTGACTAAGGATGTTAATGGACAATATCTCCGTCCTTTCCGTATTGGTGATGAACTGATTCAAGGTTTGAAAGTGGAAACCAGCACTGCAATCAAACAAGGTGATATTTGGGTTGGCGATTTTAACTATCTTAACATCCGTGATGTATGGGTTCTTACCATTACACTTGGATGGGAAAATGATGATTTCACTAAAAATATGGTGACTATCCTTGGTGAAAAACGTCTTATGGTGTATATTAAAAAGCAATATAAAACTGCATTTGTCAAGGATAAGATTGCGACCGTTATTGAAGCTATAACCCCTGCCGGTATTGGCGGATAAATTTATTAAACATTATGAAAGTAAATTTGACTAAAACTTATGAGGTTGAGTTCGCAAAGGACGGGGCCGTTTATAAAAAAGGTGATAAAGTAAGTGTTAATATGTTACTTGCAGGTAAGTTCTTCCAAGATGGACGTGTTGCCACTGTTCCTTCGGAATTGATGGAAGACGCTAAGAAAATCGGTGCTGAAGATTTGTTCAATAAAAAGAAGAACCTCAAAGATATTGTGTAATGTTGGTGGATTATACTTTTTTCCAAGGTGGTATTCTTGATATCGAAGGTGCAGTATTGAATATACATACTCCTTCTGAGACTAATAAGGCAATTGTTGACAGCCTTCAAGGCTTTGTAATGCAATATGAGCCGGAATATTTAGAGAAGCTCCTAGGGGAAAAGTTGTATAAGGAATTCTCATCCTATATTTCCAACGATGGAAAAACTAAGGAAAAAAGATGGGATGATCTTATAGCGCATCTTGTCATGAAATATAGTGATGGCGATAGGGAGATTTCCAAATCCCCCATCGCCAACTATATATACTTCCATTACTTGAGACATAATCACACTCAGGCGACTATTACAGGAGTGAAGGCTGATGGAGATGATGGCCGTCTTGTAAGTCCCGAAAGGAAAATGATGTTTGCATGGAACGACATGGTAAGAATGAATATCAGACTTGTGAGATGGCTTCAAGGCAATAATGCGGACTATCCGGATATCGCCACCGATTTCGAATTGATGGAAACAATTAATTCCTTTGGGTTATGATAATTGATATAATATCAGATGTATGTGCTTCCTTGTCAAAAAGAATGGATCAACAGATAAATTACATATATGGTGACAGTTCTTATATAAGGGAAACACTTCTTCTTCTTGGGAAAAGCAGGGTGACAGCATCGGGAAAATTCCCAATGATAGGGCTGTATGTTCCCTTAGACGAGGAAAGGGATAGTGAGAATTATTTTTGTAAGGCATCTGTAAACATAATAATCGCTACCAATACACTGGAAAAGTATACAAATGAACAACGTCGTGAGATATCTTTTGAAGGTATTCTTCGACCTTTGTATTACGGATTCATAGAAGAGTTAAAAAAATGTGATAAATTTGATTTCGGTTACTCCGGTATTGTAAGCCATACATATTCAGAAAATTATAGTTTTGGAAGACGTGGCGCTGTTGATGTTGACGGTAAGGAAGTTGGCGAAAAGATAGATGCTATTGAAATAAAGAATTTGGATTTAACAGTTAAAAATCAGAATTGTTATGCGAACAGATATTAGAGAGTGCGGCAGCACGTCCGGATTTAATACTGGAATGAGTTACTGCCCCCTGCAACCGGACAAGGTCGCAGGTGTTATATTGGTCATTCATGGCAAAAAACTGCCCAAGGAATTGACTGCTGATGCTTTGGAGGAAGCCTGTCATGCTGATTATCCGGACAGAATTTATCCTATTACAGGATTTTCGGAATACGCGGTAAGCGGCGGTGAACCCAATACAACAGAAAATGGTTATGCCGGGTCGGAAATAACGGGCTATTCGGCAAGGACGGATACATTCACGTTGCGTAAGTTTAATCTAGCTTTACAAGCTAATCTTGTAGCCAACAAGGATACATTGTTTGATATGTATGTTTTTGACAAGAATAATGTAATCTACGGAGAAGATGACGGAACAGATGAACTTGCAGGTTTTGCATTATCTGGTGTTTACCCTACAGGACAGGCTTATGATTCAAGCGGTCAGAAGGCTTATCTTGCGTTTAATGCGATGTATTCCGATGCCGAGAAGATGATGAAAAACATGTCTGTAAAGCAAGCGGGTGTCAATTTGGAAAATGTTCTCAAGGGATTGAATTACGTTGAGTTTGTCAAAATGACATCTCCTGAAAATACATATAAGCTCGTGGATCATTATGACCGCACGGATCTTACTGCATATTATGGATCTATATTGTCTGAGAATGCTTCAACGGTCGTTTCTGGTGCATCAGCACTGGAATACAGTAACGGTGTGCTTACAGCGACAGGAGGTGTGCCGGTGCTTAAATCTCCTTCTATTCTACAGACTAATGGGGTCATTGGAATTGAACAATGGGTATAATGAGAATTAATGGAGTTACATTTATAGAATCCGAAGTGGTTAAGCTTTCATTGGATGAGTTTGTCGCTCAGAATATAGATGTATTCTGGAAGGACATTTCTAGAGAAAGGCGGAAATCAAGGCTGGTTTCCGTATATAATAGGATTATCAATAACAGTAATTTAGGAGGCGGGGGAGATTGATCCCCCGTTTTTGCTATGACATTGGAGGAATACGCGAGATGTTGGAAGAAATTGGCTGATGGCATTCAGCCAATGATAAGGGATAAGATGGAAAGGGATGTTCCTCAGTTTGAGGAATATATACGAGAACAGCTATATAGTGGTGTTGATGGCGATGAAAGTCCTTTAATTCCCGGATATACAGAGGACCCATACTTTAAAAAAGCTTATGGAGAGCATTGGAGGAAAAATGCCGAACGCTATAAGAATTGGAAGACAAAGATACAGAAACCAAAGCCTTCATATTTGGGTTTTTCTGCAAGAGGAAATAATACTCCAAACCTTATCATACGTGGAGATTTTTATAGTTCCATCACGGCAATACCAATATCAGATGGTATAAGGATTGCCAGCTATGGCGTTTCTTTTGGTTCTGATATTGAGAAGAAATATGGTTATAAAATTTTCAAGGTAAGCTCCAAAGCAAGGAGGCATTATGTTACGTACAGGCTTATGCCCTCTATTGAGAAATTTATAAGGAGGTGCGAATTATGAAAAACTGCTTGTGCCAAGGGAATAAGTCAATGAGGGAGATGGAACATATGCGTTCAATCGCAGAGAAGGCTGCTGTTATGGATGAATGTGTTTATATATTATACAAGGTTGGAGATGTGTATAAATTCTGTCGTGAAGGTGAAAACTGGTCAGGCGAGTTTATTGAATTCATATTTCCGTGAAATGATAGCGGACATCCGGAAGGATTACCACTATCTATGTAAAGGACGGATCTACAAAATATCGTTTTCTCCTTTTTCAATATTGGCTCTTATTTGCCTTAGAAGCAAGAATGATCCTTCCATTTTGTAATTCCCTAAATTTTGTTTCGCCTGCATGATGCAGCTTTCGATAGTAAGGGCTAAATCGGGAGTGAACGCGGATTTATTAATTTGCATTGTTTGGGGGAGTTGGTTAGCATGATCATTAAACCATGCAATCATTTCATTCAATTCTTCCTCTGTGTAACTTTGTCTTTTTTCGGCCATATTATATTTCCCGTGATTAATGATGTTTATATATAAATATTTTATGCAAAAAAAGATATTTATTTTTTAATTGAAAAACAAAACTATCATTTATGTTATAATTTAGATTTTGTCTAAATTATAGTATAAAAACGCCATATCATTAATTACCATGCGTTACTCTGTATTACTGTACATTACGATCCGCTTTAGATCGTTTTGTGTTGATTTATAATGTGTTGTATAATGTAAAAACATCATTACCTTTGCATTTGTAACAAGTGCAAGTCGTTACTTGATGTTGATTAAATATTCTCCTATTGGAGTTTATATATGACTGTACCGTAGTAGCTTGCACCTATTACGAGACTTTTTTTTATACGATTCCAAGCGTGGATAGTATAAGGGAGGAAAGCAGGAGTGAATAATGGCACAATGGGGTTCGATTCCTCACCTGCTACAATCAGTCAAAATAAATCCCCGAAGGCGGAAGTGACTGAGCCTCCAACGGGGAACAATATTAATCTTATATCGCAAAAATATTTGTAACATAATTTAAAAGGCTATGAAAACAATAGATAAACTTGAAATTATACTTCAAAAAATGGAAGAACAAAATAATAGACTTGAACGGATATGCGGCAAGCATCTCAAACTGATTGTATGCACTGGGAAAAGAAGTGAGAAGGTGAAATTTAAACATGAAGATTGAAATGCTATGTTTGTGATTTATTTATACAACATTCTAAATTGCAAACAAATATGTTGTAATGTTTGCAATTGAATTTGAAAATATTGTACTTTGTAAAAAATAACTAATTAAAAACTATAGATAATGTCTGCTATTTTAATGATTGGAGTGATAGCAATAATAGTAATTGTTGCACTCAACATGGGAAAAGGAACTAAAGCTGAAGATGGGGATTTTGTATTGAGAGCTATTGCAGGGGATAATGATGTCGCTCTTGTTTTAGAAAAAATAAAAAGTGAACAAAAGGGAAAAGTAATAATACCTAAAGGGGTTACGACTATTGGTTATGAGGTTTTTAAAGGAATGATTTATATTACTGATGTTACTATCCATGAAAAAGTAAAAATAATAGGTCAAAGAAGTTTTAAAGATTGTTTGGGCCTTGATTTTTTATATACAGGAGAAGGAACGGAAAGGATTGGAGATGAATCTTTTGAAGGATGCTTAAATTTAAAAGTTATTACTATTGGTCCTAGAACCAAAAATATAGATCCTAATGCTTTTAAAAATTGTCCCAATATAGCAAAAATAAATATAGAATGTTTGACTCCTCCAGATATTTTTGAAAATTGCTTTGATGAAGATGTGAAAAAGAATTGTATCTTATATGTACCTAAAGGTCGTTTGGAAATATATTCAAGGGCAATAGGATGGAGTAAATTTAATAACATTCAAGAAAACGAATGATAAAAAATGAGGTTGTGTCAGCATTTGATACAACCTCATTTTTTATTTTCTCACCTTCATAATATCAATAAAATCACTATCTTTGCTTTTAGAAGGTGCATGAAGTCATGCACTACCCAAAACTTACGAAAAGACCATGGCAGGAGCAGAATTTAAAATTACTGATGCGATTGATCCTAACATCGTTAAGAAGTTAAATGAGATAAGGATTAATATTCAAACCACATCTTCCGAATATGCGAATTTCACAAAACAATTAAGTGATGGCATAAATTTTAAGCCGGGTAATCTAAGAGAATACCAGTCTAAAGTTGACAGTTATAATGCTACAATTACCAAATTATATGCTTCTCAAAATAGGTTGTCTGAATTACAGGCTAGTCAATTAAAGTTATTGACCGATATTTCCCGTAAGATAGAGCTTCTTACCAAACCATTGAATACATTGGCAGACAAGATAACGGAAGTAAAAGTAAATTTGAGAGGTGCTTCCGAAGACTTGAAGAACGTGTCACAGGATGCGGAAACTGCTTCTGTTTCATTCCAAGAGGCATCTAAGAAAATATCCATGACTGCTGCTGATTTTGATTCAATCCGTCAGACGGTAAAGGCTTTTGATACACAAGCCTCCGAATTGAACAGTAGATTAAGTGATAACAAAGAAATAATTTCAGCCTTAAGAACATCTCTGAAAGAATTATCGAAGGAGTATAAGAAAGGTGCTATCAGCGAAGAGGAATACAAGTCCAAAAGAGATGCTACGGTATCCCAGTTACGCACGCTGACAGAGCAGAATAAACAATATTTGGCGATATTGAGAAATCATACACAGGTAGCGATTGCCACTACAGGAAGCTATAACGAGATGAAGGCTTCAATGCTTCAGTTGGAAAAGGAATATTATAACCTTTCACAAGCTGCACGCGAGGGAGCAAAAGGTATGGATATCTTGAACAATATCGGCAAGCTGAATCAACAATTAAAGGATATAGATGCACAGATGGGCAATTACCAACGTAATGTGGGTAATTATGCTTCTGGTTGGAATGGCCTTAATGTTTCCATACAACAGATTGCGAGAGAACTTCCGGCTTTGTCTGTTAGTGCCAATACTTTCTTTCTTGCCATATCCAATAACCTTCCTATATTTATTGATGAGTTAAAGAAAGCAAGGGTGGAATATGAACTTCTTAAAAAATCGGGGCAGACTGCTACACCTGTATTTAAACAGGTATTGAGTTCCCTTCTTAGTTGGCAGACGGCTTTAGTTGTTGGGATAACTCTTTTATCGAGTTATGGAGGTGAGATAACCAAATGGGTGGGTAGCCTGTTTGATGCGAGAAAAGAAATTGATTATCTAAAACAGCTTCAGGAGGATTTGAATAAAGCTCAAAAAGAAGGTGTGAAAAATGCCCAAGATGAAGCTATTAAATTGGATATATTATATAGGGCTGCTGTCAATTTGAATAAACCTATGGGAGAGCGGGAAAAAGCCGTTGAGGAACTGAAAAAGCAATATCCTTCATACTTTAAAAATATAAGTGATGAAAACATTCTTGCAGGTAAAGCGGCTGATAGTTATCAAAGGTTATCTAATGCCATATTAGCTTCGGCTAAAGCTAGAGCTGTGCAAGATCGGCTTGTAGAACAGGCTAAACAAAAATTAGACTTGGAAGATCAGTTGGCAGAAAAAGAAGAAAAACGTGCGAAACTTGAATCTGCTAGAGATCAGATGAAAGCACAATATGAATCCAGTCAAGGGGCAGCTATGGATACAGCTAGAGACATGTATGGGAAGTTAAACAAGCAGGTTGAAGACTTGGATAAAGAAATAGGTTCTTTATTAAATCAGTTATATCAAGCAGATAAGGCTAGTAGAGATATGGCAAGTTCTATTAACATTGGAGATGTTACATTTAATCCTCATTCTGCCGATAAAGCATCGGATGATTTAGCGCAATACATAGAGAATCTTAGGAATAAAATGGCTGACTTGTCCGTTTCTCTCATTAAAGATGAGCATGAACGTAATCTTGCTGCCATAGAGAAAGAATATAAAGACCAGATAGCAGCTGTAAAGGGATATTCTGAGGAAGAGAACAAACTTCGGGAAATGTTGGGCCAAGAGAGAATGCAGAAGATAGCGAAAGAGAATGAGGAATATGCTAAGAAGTTGGCAGAGGCTGAGAAAAAAAGGATCGAGGAAAAGAAAAAGTATACTGATGAGATGCTCAGACTGGAAGAGAAACAATCATCTCTCCGTATAGCAGCTACAAGTACTGGATATAAGGAACTTGAAAACATTATAACAGAAAATTATTCAAAAGGACTGCTATCGCGAAAAGAATACGATGAAGCCATGCGTGAGCTGGAGCGGAAAGCCGCAAACGAGCAATTACAGATACAGATAGATGCTGCTGAAAAAATGATTGAGATAGCGGAAGCATCGGGCGTGGTAAGCAAGCAACAAATTGAAATGCTGAGAGAATCCATAAAGGCTATGGAAGCAGAGATAGGTTCTATAAATGCGGATGATCAGTTGGAAAAAGCGGAAGAGCAACAGGATATCACACGAAGGAATTTTGAAGTGTTGAAAGGTTATTCTTCTGCATTGAAAGATCTTGCATCGGATATCGATAGCCCGTTTGCCGGTATATTTGATGGGATGGATAAGGGATTCAGTATTATGTCTGATAAGATATCGGGTGTTTGGAAAGAACTTACAGACGGTGAGAAGATGGAAAGAACTACCGAGATGTGGGCTTCTATGGTTAGTGGAATTGGTGAAATGATATCATCCATTTATGATCGCCAGATTGAAGCTATTGAGGCTGAACAGGAAGCGAATGAGAAAGCTGGTGAAGAGGAAATTTCCCGTATAGAGGATTTAGAAGAAAGAGGTGCTATAACAACTGAAGAAGCCGAAGCGCGTAAACGTGCAGCGGAAAATAAAACGGCACAAAAGAATGCCGAATTGGAGAAGAAAAAAGCTGCATTAAGAACAAAACAGGCAAAGTTTGAGAAAGCTACCAGTATAGCTGAGGCGGCTATACAGATAGCAGGTGGTATTTTGCAGACGATAAAACAATTGGGCTTCCCTGCTGCAATACCTATGATAGCTGCTCTAGGTGCTATGGGAGCGATACAGCTTGCTACTATTATAGCGACTCCTATTCCGAAGTATGCCAAGGGTACTGATTCGCATAAAGGCGGATTGGCTGTAGTGGGTGATGGTGGTGTTCCTGAAACAATCGTTACTGATAAAGGAGCGTATATTACTCCGTCTGTCCCTACTTTGGTTGACATCCCTAAAGGTGCGAAGGTTATACCTTATGCAGTGGATATGGACAGGATAAAGGCTCATGCAAATGATTTTGATGGTCTTATGGCATATAGAAGCGAAAACGATCTTCCTCCTGTATCAATAGTTAATGATTATAGTGAACTGGAGAAAAAGATAGGGCATCTGGAAGAATCACAGCAGATAGGATTTGCAAAATTAGCCAAGGCGATAAGAGAAAACAATTATCAGCAATTTTCAAAAAGTATCTGATTATGAGGTATACAAGTGACATATATGAACTTCCCTTGTCCGTTTTTATAGAGATTTATACCAATGATAGCAATACTATTGAATTTGACGATGAGGACAAAGGGGCTGCATCGGCAAAAATTATCAATGACTATATAGAAATTGTCGGGAGCAAACAGTTGCTCTCTGAGATATTGAATTGTAATGAGCGTATGAATCTTGCAATGACCGTGGAGTGCATGAAGGCATGTGAGAACATGATGAAGTTGAAAATGTATGATGAGGTGCGTGATATCCTGATGAAGATAGGTTATTCGTGTAAAAAAGGTGATGTAATGGCTATGAATGCTAGAATATCCGCATTAAATTCCCGTGCACAATATGATTTGGATAAGATAAGTAAGGAAAAGAATGAGGGACTGAAGGAGAAGCCTACAAAACGTGGATTTATAAATGAAGTTGTCGCTATTGGGAAGTATAATAAGATGTATATCAATCCGAAAGAATGGACCGCCGGATCTTATGCCTGTCTTGTAAGGCAGACATGTGACGAAATCGATGGGTTGAATCGTAAAATGAAATAATTATGTATTATCGATGTGAGTTACTTATAAATGGTCTGAAGTACAGGGTTACTGATGATCTTGAAAATTGGGACGAGGTGAAGGCTAGTTTCAAGAGAAATGACTATGACGGTGTTATCCGTACATTTTCCAACAAATTTTCTTTTGCTGGGGATGCTAGAAAATTGCTGTTAAAACAATATGATGAAGATTATTTGAATGCTTCTGCCTCAATAATAATAAGTACAAGAAATAACAGTTGGTTGTATAATGAACGGTTTAGTTGCGCTCTCAATTTTTCTACATTGCAGGATAATGGTCGTATCTTACAGATAAATGCCGTGGATGATAGCGTGGCGTCCATGATAAAGTCAAAAAAAGGAACTCAATATGAATATTCGGTCGAAGAGGTGAAAAGCCCCATTCCTCTTGTTTATGACGGACTTGAACTTTCAGAATCAGCAAAATGGATTCCTACAGGTGATACATTGGAAGACGATGACACTCTTATTAATGTTTATTTCAGCAAGAAAATGTCACCAATGCCAATATATATAACTGCCAGTGATTCCTTAATAAAGGGGTCTCTTGAATTTAATGATCAAACAGTAGGTGGTGATGATGTATATTCGATAAAGGCTCTGAAATCAATTAGGATAAATATAGAGTTTAATATTGATATGTTTGTGTTTAGGAAATATCAGTCTGGTGCTTTGGGATATGATGTAAGAGGTGTGAGGCTCCAGATTATGAAGATAAGTAATGAGATTGATAGTAATGGGGAAGCGGTGACTACGGAAACGGTGATAGGAAGTTTTGAACTTACGACAGAATCAGAAACGCCAGTGGAAAAGAAGGTTTCGGAATCGTACAATATAAGTCTTTTGCATAATGATAAAATAATAGTGAGAGCTATGTATGTCAATGAGAAAGAAGAGATTGTACCTGTATTGCCGGATTTGCCATACAAAGTCTCAACATCAAGTTATTTTAAAGCATCATGGAAAAATCGAATAAACCCTGTTGAGATGGATGTTATAAAGCCCGATACATTGCTGAACAGATTGCTTAAAAGTATTAATGGAGAGAAAGATGGTTTGACTGGAGTGATTGAGGGGACAGGAGATAGAAGGCTTGATAATTGTATGCTCTTGGCGGCTGAATCAGCCCGTAAGATTCCTGGAGCCAAAATATATACATCCTTCACCAAATTTGCAAACTGGATGAGTTATGTGTTTGGTTATGCTTACGACATATCCGGGAATACAGTAACTTTTCGGCATAGAAGCAAATACTTCTCGGATGATGTTGTCAAAAGGATAGATGATTTATCTGATTATGAGATGAAGGTTAATTCTGCATTGGTGTATTCTCGGATACGGATAGGCTTTGACAAACAGGATTACGACACGGCTAATGGAAAGGATGAGTTCCGTTTTACGAATGAATATACCACAGGCGTGACCATGACGGACAATAGCCTTGAAATGATATCTCCATACCGTGCGGACGCATACGGCATAGAGTTCCTTGCTGACAAGATAGGTGAAGATACTACAGACAACGAAAGTGACACTGATTTATTTATGGTAGGGGTAAAATCTGATTCGTCTGGACTTAAGTATATATTGAACAGGGATTATCTTATGGGTGGCGTTCTCAGCCCTGACACAATGTTCAATGCCATGTTTTCCCCTTCTTCTATGGTTTTGGCCAATGAAGCATACATCGGCTCATCTGTTGAGATGCTTACTTTTGCGTCATCAGATGGTAATAGTGATGTGGGTATTGATGGAATGGGGGAAAGTAGGGATATAATTCTTTCAAAAAGGATGTTTACTGTGGCGGAGGTGGAATTTGAGACTTCGGATGTGGAACTTCCGGAAGATCTTACAGGAATTGTTGAAATGGAATACCAAGGCAAAGTTGTACAGGGATATTATCAGCAGGCTGATTACAATTTTACAAAATCACAAAGTTCAAAGGTAACTTTGATCGTGAAAAATTTAAATTCGTTATAAAGATTCAAATTTTAATTGTTATATTTGCAATGAAAGCTTGTGAAGTCACAAGTTACTAGAAACTTACGAAAAGACTATGATATCAATCGGAGATGTTTGTCCGTTATTCTTTAAACCGCTGAAATATAAATATTCAAATGCTGGATGTTTCAGACAAGTATTTTCTGTGTCAGACAACATCCTGCTGCAAATCTTTTGTGATAACGGCGAAAAACCTTCAGCTTATTTGAATGATAAGATCGGCAATATTTCCTCCAAGATAACACTGCTTACTTATGATGTAAATGAAAGCATTAAGATGTATTATGCCTCATTATCTCCTTCGGAGGGGATATATACAGTAACTATAGGCGATAAAGAATGTGAGGAGTTCTGCGTGTGTGAGAATATAGGTGATTCTATTCTGATTGAATATTCCCATAAAGATAATAATTCTGCGTTTGATAATATATTCTGGATTGATGAGGTTCGGCAGATGTTCCAGTTCAGAATAATAGGAGGATTCAAGCCGGATGGGGTGGAGTTGAAAGTTGAAAACGAACAGTTTGTGAATCAGAAGCAGGAGATAATAGAAATGTATTCTCTCCCTTATAAAACATTTGATTTTGTTTTCGGGACAAGTTGTGGCGTTCCGTATTATATAGCGGAGTTTATAAATAAGGTACTTTGCCTTTCTCACGTCAGCATAAACGGTAATTTGTTTGTACGGGAAGGGGATTCTGTCCCGGAAAAGATTGATACAATAGGTAAGAAACAGATGTTTATATATAAAGTGACTTTACGCCCTAGACAAAATGATATCGCCGGGATCGGAGGCAAAACAGAGATTGCAACTTCATCTTCAGGAATCGCGTTTTTACTAACTAATCCAGAAGAGGACGATGTGTTGAAATATAAGAAGGCGAAAGCTGCTTTTGTTAATGAAAATTACGTGTAATCATGGCTAGAAATCGTCCTATAAAGATATTGTGGTACGGTTCGGAAACGGATGATGAAGGAAATCCGATTATACCGAAAATATCCCCGTCATTTGAAAAGCGACTGGAAGGGTTGAATGAGGGAGAGATATACATACATAATGATGATAATAATCCTTCTATTTACATAAGAACCAATAAAGACAGGGTTGTTGCCATATCGGGAGGTGCAAATATAAGTGAATTGGCTAAATATTTTTTGCGCAAAGACAAGGAGGACTCTACAAATTTTCTTTTATCATTACTGGGCGGAACTGTCATTAAGAAATATGCCAAGTTCGGTGATTTCGTTACCGGCGTATTAGGTGGATACATAGACGAAAAGGGTAATCTTGAAATGGAAAGCGGTGTATTTCGTAAGCGTTTGTTTGTACCTGAAATAGCCTATAACCGTACAACCTATTTCAAAGGACGTATGGTAAACTCCCCCGGTGGTGGTTGTACCGTATTGTCATACGTGGATAACGGCGATGGGACCTACACCATCACTCCCGATCTGACGGATGCGGACGGATTGAGCCAGTTTGTTGATGATATCCTTACCACCTATTTTGTGACTAAAAATAGCGAAGGCAAGCTGAACGGCTTTGAAGAAATGAAGTTCCGGGTGACTGCCGCAGATTATACAGCCAAGAAGTTTACTGTCATTCCCCGTCCGGGGCATTCTGATTGGAAACCTGCCGAACAGATGGTATTGGCACAAACAGGTAACTTTACGGACCCGGAACGTCAGACTTATATACTTATTGATTCCGTCAACGGAAACAACTGTATTACATTCTTTGACAATGCCAACACTTGGGACCCGGAGCCGGCACAGATGCCTGCGTGGTTCGGCAAGAAAAAAGGCATGACCGTTAACGGAATTGATTGCGAGAAATATTCAGCCGTGTTGCAACAGGTCCTTTTGACTGGGCTTATCTTCCAGATAGATGAGATAACGGGAAACAAGGTTCGTGTACCTTTGGACAAGGGTGAATGGGTTGCAGGTAAGTACGCCTACTATGACCGGGTGTCACATAACGGGGCTTTGTGGTTGTGTGTTGATGATAATGGAACAACAACAGAACCGTCAGATGATAATCCGGCATGGCTGAAACAAGTGGCGGAAGGGCAAAAAGGTGAACCGGGCTTGTCTATAGTCGGCGGTGGTCATTGGGAATCGTCCAAGGTCCCGTACAAAGCCAATACAATGGTTACTCTTGCCAACTGTGTCTTTTTATCCAAGGTGGAGACATCCAATCCTCCCATCAGAATATTGCGTGTCAAAGGTGGCAATTTCTTAAGAAAGAAGGACGGTGGTTATTATCTTGCCGGGAAACCTGCCGACTGGGAGGTTAACGAGGATTGGGATATGTTGCTTGACGGGCGTGAGCTAAAAGGCGAGAGCATCACCTTCCTAGGTGAATTTGCCACGGCTCCTGCCAATCCGAAAAACGGTGATTCATACCGTAACACGACTGATCGTGCTACCTACATCTATCAGGACGGAAGATGGCAGCTTATGATATCGGATGGAAAAGACGGTAAGGGCTATGAGTATATATATACAAGAGGCAATATCATAGATAACACCCCTGAAAAGCCGGACAGTCAGCAGAAAGATGGTTATGTTCCGGAAGGCTGGACGGATAATTATCTTGGTACGGACGCAGACCATCAGGTTGAATGGGGTTGTACACGTTTTAAGGAAAATGGCGTATGGTCTGAGTTCAGTGATCCGGCTGTGGTGCATCGTTGGAGTAAGGACGGGGAGAATGCCATCATGGCAGACTTTGATAACGAGATGGTCAATGCAGCCCTTACTTCAGACGGGAAGGTCGTATCCTCACAAACTTGGAATACAACTGTCAGTATGTGGTATGGAACGGAGAAGCTCACGCTTGACAGCATCACCTGTACACCTGACACAAATCTTCTGTGTGCGACAGACAAGAATACGGGAGTGGTGACAATATCGGTATCTGCCGGAGCTACTCTTGCTGCGACAAACACGGTGAAGATCACAATCAGGGCTACAAAGAACGGGCAGCAGTATTCCCGTGATCTGACATTCACTGTAGCCGGGGTTCGTGGAGGTGCGGACGGTTCAGATGCCGTGCTATACAGTATAATCGTTTCTGCCACTTCTGTAAGCAAGGACAAGAATGGGAAATACAGCGTGTCTTCCGTATCATGTTACAGGCAAAAATCAGTGGGTGGCGTGATCTCCACCACAACGGACGGTACATTGAAATACAGCATAGACGGTGGAACAGAAACTACCATAAACAACAATACAGCCATATCAAGCGGAAACTTCACGAAGGCATTGAAGTTTATCTTTTACGTGAATGACCGTGTAGTGGATGTTGAAACCGTACCCATGATTGTGGACGGGAAGGACGGTGCCACAGGTCCTCAGGGTATTCCTGGAACACCGGGAAAGGATGGGGCTGATGGTGAGAGCATTACAGCCGCAGGTCATTGGGAATCCGCCAATACACCGTATGCGAAGAACAGCACAGTATCGTTTGCCGGAGGATCTTACTTAAGCAAGGTTCAAACTTCCAATCCGCCACTTCCGCCTCTTCGTGTGAGAGGTGGAAGTTATCTAAGGAAGAAGGATGGCGGTTACATACTTTCCGGGAAGAGATCGGATAAGGCTGTCAACTCCGACTGGCAGGAAATGACTTCCGGTGTTGAACCATCTCCATCATATTGGCTTGACAGCCCGGTAAGCACAATAAACTTTACCAGTACGGGCACACCGTCACCGTCAGCGTTTGTCGTTACCATGAAACAGAATGTAGGCGGTAATGTGAGCGATACGAACAGGTTCTATCTTGCTGCACGCAAATACAACGGAAGCTGGCTGGCTCACGTAGGTGCTACCCTAAGCAATCAGATATCCGTACCTGCGATAGCCGGATACACCCAGTTTACCGTCCGGGCTTATCAATCCGCATCGGACGCGAACGCATGGAATAATAATTTTGTCGCTGAAAAAGGGGTGGGTGTAGCTAATGATGGTGCCATAGGAGTAACCGGAGCAACAGGGGCGTTTCCCCGTGACAGAGGTGTATTCACATCAGGACAGACTTACGTCTGGAATGCGGACTACCGTGACAAGGTCATATATCTGATCGGGGGAGTCTATTATAATTTCCTTGTGCGGAACTATGGTGCGAGCGTTACCGCCGCACCCACATCAGCCAACGGGGATTCGAACTGGGAAGCAATGCAGAAGTTTGTGAATATCGCCACTGACACCCTTTTCGCCGATGGTGCGAATGTGGCCGGATTCATGTTCAAAAACAATGTGCTTAAATCCCACAACGATGAAGGTGAAACTCTTCTTATCAATGGCGTAACCGGGTATTTCAAATGTAAGAATGCAGATATCACCGGCGTGATTACGGCGGATAGCGGACGTATCGGTCCGTTCTCCATTGCTTCGGGGATGTTGTCCTCAAAAACTCTTTATGAGAATGAAACAAATAAATACGTTGGTTTCAAGCTGTCTGCCGGACAGATAGAGTTTTATAATGAAAGGACATTCGCAAACGTGAAAATCGGGGGAAACACGCAGTTTGTCACCATTGAAGGGATTAAGTATGATGCTGGAATTGACATACAGAGTCCAAATGCCATGATCGGAATGCACATCAAGACACCGAACATTCCTCTATTCGTGGAGGGAGGTAACATTTTCCTTCATCCGAACAATGACAGCTATGTTTCTCTTCGTGGCATAGTTGGCAACTGGAGGAACATATCCGTCAGCACTTCCCTGAATAACAATGATGACAATGTGATGTTTATTAATACGGGCAATATAGAAGTGACACTTCCTCCGGATGTTCCCGGACATACCATATACTTCAAACGTATGAGCGGTGGAGTAAGATTGACAGGAGGACGGATCCTGCCTGCTCCCGGAGGAAAGGAGATGTCTTATATTGATTTGGATTTTTCATCCAGCTTCATTAAATGTATGGGTAATTATTGGGTTATGTTTTATTGCGGATAATTTAAATATAAAGTATGAGAATAAATTTTGCACAATTCCCTATTTATGATGGGATTAAAAAAGAAAAGCTTATAGCCAGTAACATCACTGAGGCCTTCGGTGACTGGATATATAAGAACGTAGCGGGCTTGAAGGCGCATCTCCTTGCGGAGAAAATCTTCAAGTCGACTGTAGATGGTGTGGAACTTGACGAAGAGGAGGTGGATATCATAAGACGTTCTACCCCTATGTTGTCCGGTTTGCTGGCCGATTCGTTGAATGATTATCTGGATAAAAAGAAGGAGGAACAACATGAAGATTGAGAATTTGGAACGCGCCAGCCGAATCAATGACGAACTGGCGAAACTGAAGCTGGCGAAAAACACATTGAATAACGGAGGCTATGTCCGTATCTACAGCAGCGCCCGGTCAAGTGCCGGATGTGTGGAACTGGATATAGCGAACTTCAATGACGAGGTGAATACGTGTATAGACAACCATATTGCTGAACTTGAATCAGAAATAGAAACGCTATGAAAGAATTATGGCAATTAATCAAGATGCTGTTCTCAAGCAAGCCGGGTGATTTTGATACTCCTGAGCTGCTTCCCATGAAGCATTATCCTTTCAAGGGATACCGTTTCATAATGTGGTGCGGACGGATGATATACCGTGCCGAGAACAAGGAGAACATAGATAGGTATATGCAGACCTATGCGGGTAAGGAAAGCCTGACGCACGAAACCATACACCTGCGTCAGGCACAGGTTACCGGCTCATGGGTAAAATACTATTGGCGGTATTTTGTCGAGTGGATCAAGGGAAACCCTATCTGCCATCCTGCGAGTTCTGCATATTATACTATAAAATACGAAATGGAGGCGTATGCTAACGAGAACAATCCGAATTATCCCGCGAACTATACCGGGAACAACCTTTCCCGGTACAAGATAAAAGGTGGCAGGAAGAAGCTGTACAAATCGGTTGGCGGCACTTCAAAAGCGTGGAAAACTTATATTAGAACTTTATAAAATTGATATTATGAGTAATTTGAATTTAGAAAATATAGTTGGCTTTAAAGCTGTGGATAAAGACGGCAACGAACAAAATGTGACAGTAGATGAAATGGTGGATATGGTTTCCACAAGAATGGTTATGGCTTTGTCTGAAACTTCAACATTTGCCGCCGCTGCTGCAACAGGAAATGATGTGTATGAGAATGAACTTCCGACAGTGACGGATGCCGCAAATGTAAGAGTTTTACAAAGTAGCGGGGATGCGGCAAAAATGACGATGCAGTCGCTTGCATCAAAACTGGGAGGACTTTTCACTAATTTGAAGCTGTTTCCATTCATGTATAGAGGGAGAGTTAGTGATGCAAATCTAGCCGTAGACAATGGTTGGTATGAAATATTTGGTGCCATTTCCAATGCTCCATTTACCCAAAGTTGGGGAC